TTCAGCTTCCGGTAGTCGATGCTCTCAGGGAAATGGATGCGCTAAGCCGGGAGCTGATGGTTGACGTCCTTGTAGGCAAGGCCGAGAGTAAAAAGAGCTTGCAACTTTCTAAAAACGCTACAGTAGAAGTAGGAAACTTAACCCGTTAACTACGGAGACCAATACCATGACTATTAAATATGTCGGTCCATTTCTCAGTATCTCTGCGTTGAGCTACAGTTTCACTCGCCACCTCCCCGTCTCGGTCAGTGTCGAAGACGGAAAGTCCCTTCTGGGAGCCAAGTCTTTCGAGGGCAAAATCCTTTTCGAGGATGTGACGGTACGTTTGAAGTCTGAAGTTCCTCCCGTTCTCTCTGTTGCTTCTAAGTAACGAAGTTGAACCGTGGATACAACAAGCGCAATCAAGCAGAGGCTGGCCTCTGCCGTAACCACCTATCTTTCCCGAGAGTCTGCTTTTCCCGAGAAGATCGGTCCAAGCACTCGGACCTCGAAAGGTATCGCCAAACGGTTAGTCAAGCTAGACGGTAAAACTCAAAAGGATCAACCCGATGACACCTAAGCAACTCCCTGACGTGACCCCGACCAAGTACGGTCGTCTCACCTCCGCAACCCGAAGCTCGGATACCGGACCTCGACGTATGAGCGTGGAAGACGGTTTAAAGGAAGCTATCGTAAAGCAAGGCATCAATAAGCCTCCATACTTCGATAAGGATTCTCCGATTATCCTCACTACGGGGGCCTCCAGGCATGCGTCTGCCTCCTAAAAGCATCCCAGAACCTTCTCCGGTTCTCGACGAACCCCGCTCTTCACAGAGCGGGGTTTTTGTCTTAGATCGGGAGACAGGTAAGGACTTTCCCGTACTACCTTTAAGCGAGGTGATACTGGCTGTCATCTCCTTGGCTCAGATTGTCTCTGAGCGTAAATTCTATCCTTATCAGGTTCAGTTTTCTTACCGTTTCATCGAGAGTATATTGCTCCGAGACGGTGCAACGATTACCGCCATTCTCAGTCGGCAATCGGGCAAAACAGAAGCACTAGCTTCGTCTATTGCAGCGATACTTCTGATCTTTCCTTTATTGGCTCTTAAGTATCCGAATGACTGGAGATTCAATCTCACGGATAAAGAGGGGCGTTACCGTGGATTCAAGCAGGGGATCAAGGTAGGTATTTACGCGCCTAAGCTGTCTCAGTCCGAGATAATGTACGAGCGGGTAAAAATGTTCCTAGCCACTAAATCGGCGGAGAGGGTTCTACGTGAACAACATCTTACGATTGAAGTATCGAACGGCGACACGCTCCGGGTCAGCCACGGATCTCGCCTGCTGTGTCAGACCGCTTCGGATACAGCTAAGATCGAAGGCGAGACTCACAACTTGCTTGTACTGGAAGAGGCGCAGGACATTAGTGAGACTAAAATTAAAAAAAGCTTATCGCCTATGGTAGCTGCTACCAAGGGGAGTACTGTAATGATCGGCACGGCTTCTACTAAGAAGTGCGTTTTCTACACCGCCATCAAGCATAACGAGCGTTCGCAGCTTGCAGGCGGTCCTCGTAACCACTTCGCGTATAATTGGAAAATCTGCGCACGGTATAATTCTCTCTATTTCGATTACGTGATGCAGGAGCAGGTCAAACTAGGGCCTAGCTCCGACGAGTTCCGTCTGTCCTACGAGATCGAATGGTTGTTCGAGCGTGGAATGTTTGTCTCGCAAGAGTTGCTTTTGAATCCCGGAATGGCACTCTGCAGAGGAGAGATTTTCAGCGAAATAGTTTCTCCAGAGTTTCGTATCCCAGAGGAGTTCTCGTTAGTCATCGGCATAGATTGGGGAAGAGATCACGACTCCACCGTAGTTTCGGTCCTAGCAGTGAACTGGATGCATCCGGTACACACTATAAGCTCCAGCAACGAACACGGAAACTACAATGTCCAATTATTCCAGAAACACTTACTTTCTTGGAAAGAATGGCATGGGGATAACTACGAGCTTCAGTATAACGAAATTCTTCAGTTCATCCGTCGTTGGGGCGCGAAGGTCAAACGCGTAGTCACCGATGCGGGCGGTTGCGGAGCGCCAATCTACGACCGCCTAGTAGCGACTCTAAGTCAGACTAACATCGAAGTGGTGCCTTTTGTGTTTTCGGCTCAATCCAAGTCCGACATGTATAAGGCGCTTTATGCCGAGATATGTGGAGGTAGAGTCACCTTTCCCGCAGCCGTAGCGGCGAGGAAAACGACAGAGTTCAGAAAGTTCACCAATCAAATGCTAGACTTGACTAAGACGTACAAAGAGGGAAAGATGTCGGTCTCGCATCCAGACGAAAAGCACGCCCACGACGACTACCCCGACAGTTTTGCTCTAGCCACATGGGGAACCTTACACCGTCCGGTCGATGCCGAAGTCGATTTTCAGGATGTTAACATTTTCTTCAGACGTTGAAAATTAAACGTTTAATCTTATATGCCTACGACCCAAGCAGACGTTGCCATGTTAGCCCTGGCGCGTAAGAAATCATTCTCGGGACTCACCGATAAGTACGCAGTTAGACGCCCTACGGATTCCAATCTGGAAGAAGAGGTCGCGTCCAAGCTGGGCATGCTAGACATTGCCGTGTCCGCAGGCGTCTACAATGCCGAGTACGTTTCGAATGCGCAGACGCGAACCGCGAAGTATCAGGAGTATATCCGATTCTTTAAGGGAGAGCACTGGATCTCGGCTTTCGATGACGGAGAACTCAAGCCTGTTACTAACTTCTGCAAAACTATCGTAAACAAATCGTCCTCCTTTTTTGTTGCCGAAGGTTTAATGTTTGGGTCTACCGAGGGTAACGAGGAAGTCGCCGCTGCAATGCAGACGGTGTGGGAGGGTTCCGGTGGAAATCACCTGTTTCGTTCGACTGCGATGGAGTGTTCCTTGCTAGGGGACTCCTATTTACTCGCGTACATCGAGACCAACGACATGTTCGGCAACGAATTACCAAAAGGTAAGTGGTCGATCAAACTTAAGAAACTGGAGTCGGTCTGCGTCTTCCCCCTCTTCAACTCCCGGGATCCGCGAGTACTAGACGTCTGCGTAGTTCAGTATCCAATCGGAGTACGCGAAGGGTCGGTCCAGTTCGTTACGCATATCTACTGGCCCGATAAGATCCGAACGTATTCCGATGCCGCAGATGCTAAGGCATACATAGAAGTACCTAACCCTTTCGGCGTAGTTCCAATCGTCCATTTCTGTAACAAGCTGGACCCCACATCTAAGTTCGGGCAGTCCGACCTTTACGGATTGACGGAACTTAATCGCGAATACAACTCGGTTAAACTTAGCATCAAACGTATTATTAGTTATCACGCCGAGCCGACTACGGTAATTTACGGAGCACGCGCAAGCAACCTTGAGAAGGGCTCTAAAAAAGTATGGTCGGGACTTCCTGTCGATGCGCGGGTAGAGAACCTGGCGTTCGACTCCGATTTACCAGCAGCGAACGGATACCTTGCCGATCTGAAGAACGAGATCCGAGAAGAATCCGGCCTCCCGGACGTAGCGTTCCAGACTAACAATCCAGTTTCGAATACTTCCGGTATCGCTCTTCGCATCTTGTACGCTCCGCTTTACGAAAAGCGTGCGGAGAAGCAAACATCGTTTACTTACGCGTTCGGGCACTTGGTGTACCTTCTCGACCGGGGATTTAAGATCATAGGAGTCGATCTGTCCTCTCTCGCAGACGATCCGGCCAGACTTCTAAGTGTTTTTCCGAAATACAGCGACCCTCTTCCGAAGGATATGTCGGCCGAACTAGATTACGATATCAAGCGTCGCGCCGAAGGTATCGTCAGCCGAGCAGCACTCTTGCGTAAGTACAATCCGGGTGAAAACTACAACCGGCTTACGGTCGAGATCATAGCGGACTCCGTAGAGGAGCTTGCTAGGAAGCGAGAGGATGCCGTGGCACTCGCAGGCGGCAATCCAAACCTCACAGCCCCACTACTATCGTCTATTGCGATCAACGAAGAGGTTGCAGATCTTGGAACCTTTTTGAGCGACACTTCCGAGGAAGTTGTCTCCGATCCAGCGGTCCCTATCACTTAACTTGTTCAGATAAATAACGAAAAATAAAAAAGTTATGGCAAAGAAACGAGTAAATACCCGTCCGCGCGATACGTCCGCGAACCGTGCGAAGAAAAACAAAGACAAGCGGTATCAACGTTTTGGAAAGTCCAACGGGTCTTTCAAAAACGGAAAGAGTCCGCATAGTTACCGTAGAATCGCAGGAGCGAAACCTCGCGAAGTGGTCCACCACAAGGACCATAACAAGAGCAATATCTCCAAGAAGAACCTTGTCCGTTTGAAGAGCACGAAAGGATCTACGGCGATGGCTAAGCATAATAAAAAGCATCCCGAGAAAGGACGTAAGGCGGCTGCCTCCCGTCGTAAGAAATAATTTCGAATAGATATTGACTTCCTATTTTTAAACAGGCACATAATTGCGTGCAACCATTAGGCGATAGTTAGTTTAACAAATCCAATAACATGACGAAAACTATGACGACCGACGGTGCGAAGAGTTCGTTTGCCGCTGGAATCGGAATGGTTCCGGTCACTCCCCTCTCCGTAGGGAAGAATGATCCGGTCCTTCCGATCAACAGCGACTCCAACGACTCCAATCGCGCCAATCAGCACCGCAGTCCAACGGCAAAGCATTTCGACCTACCCGCCGACCGGGGTTCTTCGATTTCCAATTCCTCTGGCGCTGCAGGTATGAAGTCCACGCCGACTTCCCGCTAGTACCGTTTTTCTTTCCAAAGAATTAAACGTTTAATTTCAACGCAGTAATCGAAGACAGGAAAATTTATGGCAAACGAAACGACAGTCCCGGAGACACCTCCCGCAATTGATAATACCGTTAAGGCAGCGGAAGCAGCCGCAAAAGTAGAGCAAGAAAGAATGATTGTAGAAATCAATTCTCTCAAACTACGGCTCTCCGAAGTCCAACAGTCCGCTCAGAATGAACTGGGAAGCAAAACTCAAGAATACACGAAGACGGTTTCCGAGCTTCGCTCGCAAATCGAAGTTCTCCAGCGAGCCACCAAGAGCGACTTTGACCCTGTAGCCTACGCTAAAGAAATCGCTACCGATACTGCGCGCATTCTTTCCGAGCGCCACGCAGAACAGGTCAAGACCTTGAGCGACCGGCTTACGTCACTGGAGAAGGAAAAGAAAGACGCCAATTTAAATGCATTGCGTACCAAGTTGATTGCGGACGCAAACGGTAAGATCGTTGCAGCTATGGTTCGAGGCGACAGCGAAGAATCTATAACAGCCAGCGCCGAACTAGCTAAACAGGAGTATTCTCGTATTTTCTCCGAGGTGAGTCAGCAGCCGCCAGCGGCACCTGCTCAAGTCGTTCCTGCTATCATGGTCAACGGGACAACGATTCCAATCGTTCAAACCGGAAACCTTTCCCCGACCGATTACAATAAGAACCGTCCGAAAATTCTGGCCGACATCCGTGCGCGACACGGCTAGAGATATTTTTTGCGCATAATTTAGAGTCCTCCTCCCACAATGCCCAATCTTACGAATATCGCCGGTACTACCAGCGGTAATAACACCCAGCTTACCAACGTAATTCTCGATGTCTTCTCGAAAGAGATTCTCTTTCAAGCACAACCGAGCCTTCGTTTCAAACAGCTCGCCACCGTCAAGCAGGATCTCACGGCCCTTCCCGGCCAGCGGATCAAGTTCTTGAAGTACAACTCGATCACTGGAACCGCCGCTCTCACCGAAACGACGGCCATTGAAACGGGAACGATCTCGACCGCAACCCTTCAGATTTCTGTCACGGAACACGGCAAAGCTCTCGCCTTCAGTCAGGCGTTGCTTAACGCCTCCGTTACCGATCTCTTGTCGGATGCGGCCAAACTTCTCGGCATGCATTATGCCGTTTACGAGGACGGGCTCCTCCGCGACATGCTGCTCACGTCTGCGAACGTTCTCTACGCTAAGGCGCGTGCTGACCGTGCTGCGCTTATCGCCACGGACGTGTACGACATCGATCTTATCCGCGAAGTCACGGAACTCCTTGCCACGAACAAGGCTCCCAAGACTCCCTCTGGCGACTACATTACTGTCGTGCATCCACATCAAGCGAAGTCGATCCGTAAGGACAGTGCTTGGATCAACTTGGCGCTTTACAACGATCCAAACCAGATCGTTCAGGGAGAGATCGGTAAGATCGAAGACATGCGATTCGTTCAGACCTCCACGGTAACGTTCATCAAGAAAAATACGCAGGACATCTGGGCGGACAACGCAGACACCACCGTCAATACCGGCATTGCAGCGAACGCCGCTACGGATGTTTACCAAGCGATCTCGGTCGGCGATTTCGCAGTCGGGTACGCTACGGCGCTTCCCGTTGAAATGCGCGACGATGGCGTTACGGATTTCGGACGTACCCACAAACTGGCGTGGTACTCCATCTTCGGCGTAGGTCTTCTCGAAACCGGTCACACGGTCATTCAAGAGACTGCCTAAGTCTTAGCAGTTCATACCATCGAAAAAGGGGAGCTTCGGCTCCCCTTCTTTCGTTTACAGAACAGTGCAATTTTAGAAATTAAACGTTTAATTTGTTCAGATAAAACAGTAGTAATATCATTACAATGGCTAAGAAACTCTCCCTCCCTAAGAAGTCGAATAACGTAGAAGAAATCGAAGACAACGATACTGTCGTATCGGCAGAATTCGATTCTCAAGATGAAGTGTCCGAAAACGAGTTAACCGCCGAAGAGGTCAAAGTAAACGCAATGACCGATCTGGTCTCGTTCACCTCTTACGAAGAAATTCGCCCCGCACCTACCGTTGGAAACATCAGTATGGTTCGCGATCTGGGTATGTCTTTCCTTCCCCGTGGCGTCAGTAAGATTCCTCGGAACATAGCAATTGTTCTCGAAGACAAAAAGCTTGGTCAAATCTTCCGCTAGTCTGTTGGTCTAAATTAAACGCAGCGTTCACATGCCTACTTCACTTCAGGTTAAAACTTCTATCAAGGATAGTTTGATTCGAAGGTCCGAAGTGACTTCGACCGAACGCTGCCATGCCAATCTCGACGAGTTTATTGACGAAGCCTTAATCGAGTATTCTGAAGAAGATACTGCGGATTTTGCTCCACTTCATGTGCTGGAGCAGCGGATGATTGTTTGGCTTGCTTGGATTACAGTATGTTACGCTAGAGCTTCCGGTTTTGCTCCCCAGCCTTCTCAGAAGCCGGGGAGCAATGTCGGTTATGGGTTCGGTACAGACCGGGACACTCCATATAAGAAGTGCATGGATATGGCCGCAAAGCTCAAAGAAGAGTACTCCGATATGAAAGCTGAATATGATAGTAAGTTCGGAGACGACGACGAGGATTCCGAGTCATCGACAGGAGATGTCTTTGTCGGCAGTCTGCTAAAGACCGAAGCCGAGCTTGGAGCTTTCGTTCCTCCGCAAAAAGCAAGTTCGGTCGCTATTCGGAACTTCGATACGGTATCGGTCGGAGCTGGATTTGCCATTCTCGGGTGGTCACGAACAACGTCTACCGCATTCGTTCAGCTTTTCATTTTCAAATCCTCCGCTTCGGGAATCGTAGAGAAGTGGAACGCCGACGGAAACAGCGGTGTACCGTTTATAGCTGCTGCTGCAAGTAAGATTTACGGAACCACCGATTTTATTTCGAAGCAGATTAAAGTAACGGGTCTTACGGCAGGTACTCACTATTTTGTACTCGTCACTGTTTCGCTCAACGGACTCTACTGGTACAGCGATCAAATTACCGCTGTCGTACCTTAGACCATGGCTACGACTTTTCAGCGAGATATCAGAGGCGGCAGAGTTTTTACTAAAATCGTAGTAAACGACGGAGATGTTCGGGACCTGTCGAGGAGTCTACGCTATGCTTCCACGCAGGGCGCAGTTTCTACGTTTCTTCAGGTCAAGGAAGTAGCGGAGGATGCCTTGAGTTTTCTTCGTTCGCGTTTTCCCGAAAGTAAGACAGTTCCAGGCGGACTCTATCCGACCTTCACAAACGGGAGGCTCAACAAAGCCAAGGCGTACATTGAGCAGAAACGTTCGATGGAGCTTAATAAAGGATGGAAAGTTTCGCTAACCGAGAATGCAGTTACCAGCCGTGCAGCTTCGTTGCTAGGTTTCCGGATCTATCACTCCAAAGAAGCCAGGCAGCGGGTAAGAACTATTTTAGCTTCGCTAAACTACGGGTCTAAGGGCTTCACAGTGTACCCTAAGCGGGTAAAGTGGCTTAAAGCTTTCTTCGGCGGTGCGGACGGTTCTATCTTTTTTTGGAACAAGTACATTAAAGTTCCTTCCAAATCCGGTCTTTTCTATATCGAGGAAACGGAAAAATATATCGAGAGAAAGTATGCGGCAAAATCGGACGAGATTCAGGATGCAATTGCCGCTCTTATCGAAAAGGGAATCAGGCCCTCGAAGAGGCTCTACTCCGTTGCCCCTTTTCAAAGAGCGCCTAAAAGTGGGTTGAGTCGTATTCGCCGCGCGTCTTTCCTAAGTAGCGGGCAGAATTTATTTGCCAACGTGGCCAGACAAGCTTCTGAGATTCGTAGAGGGGGAAGAAACTAATGCCTACCGCACTTGAAGTTTACGACGGATTAAAGGTAGTATGTAAGCGGCTTAAAACCGTAAACGGGTACGTTACCGACCTCCCGGATGCTAATTTTAATTCAGTGATAATTGCCCCCGACGAGGGGGCAACTTTGGAGGTTTCAGAGTACCCTAGGGGGTACCTTGTTTCGCTGGGAGCCGACTACGCTGAAATGCCAGGTAAGCGTATTCAGGTAACTCAAACTTATATTTTCACGCTCCTCTTGGGGTTTACTCCAGCTTCGTTAGAGCTGGACCCCGAGCTGAAGCTGAGAGCTGCGTTAAACGCGCAGGCAGATGTAGAGCGTTTGGTCGCTCTACATCCGCAGTTCGCCAGTACGGACTCCCTGTCCTTATCGGCCTTTTCTTCCGATCTTTCACTATCCGGACCCGAAGTCTATATGGTGTTCGATCTCAACGTTGTGTACCGGAGAAGTCTCGGGTAACCACAACTAAACTTATCTACTAGGAGTTATAATCAAATGGCTGTTGGACTAGGCTCAAAAAGTGAACTGACATACGGGGTTGAAGTCACCTATGGTGTATTTCCCACCACCCCTACGGGTACTGCCTTGGGCATTCTCAGTGAGAACGTTCAGAATACCCGAAACACCTTTATCTCTGAGGAAGTAAATCCCGCCCGCGTCGTTACCTCTATTCGTACCGGTAACGTACAAGCAGGCGGACCTATTTCTACGGAGCTTTCTGCCAACGCTCTCGGTGTCTTCTGGCGACACCTACTGATGTCCACTGTAGTTACGACTACCGTGACAGGCACTGCAATATCTGACGGTCTCGTCGTTACTCGCGGAGCTTACTACTCCCACAGTGGCCGGCTGTATCTTTGTATCGTACTCGGAACCACTGCAGGGTCCGGTGCTGCCCTCGTGTCCACCGATTTCAGCGAAGAGACGAGCGGAACTGCACGCTTCATGTATGCTGCTGCTGCGGGAGGCGTATACAAACACGTTTTTCAGGCGGGTAATACCAAGCCTGCCGGCGGACTGTGGATCGAGCGTAAATCGTTTCTCGATACGGGTTCGGAGTTCTTCCGCTATACGGGAGGACGTATCAACAGCGCAGCGATCAATCTCCCGCAGGAAGGTATCCTTACCGCTAATTGGGATCTGGTATTTTTGGACATGGATTCTCAGTCCGGAGCTACCTCGACCGGGTCGATTCTCCGTCCAGACGACGAACCCTTTGCCGGTTCGCAGTCTCAGATTCGTTTGAAAGTCGGCGCAGGATCGTATGCGGAGGATGCTTCGGTATCCTCGTTTTCGCTCAACGTAAATAATAACTTCCAAACGGACATTTACGCAGTCGGTGCCCGTCGTCGTCGAGACCTTCCTGAAGGTCGGCGGGAAGTAAATGCCAGTATCTCCTGTTACTTCGAGGACATCACGAAGTTTAACTACTACCAGAACGAGACGCTATTCAGCGTCGAGTTCTCCACGTACCATCGAGGTCTGTACATGTTGGTCGAAATGCCGCAGGCTCGTTTTCAGGGAGGCCAGCCAACTCCAGTCATTGCAGGCAACGGCGTTACTACGACCTCTTTCGACTTGACGGCGTTCGGAACCAGTGACATCAAATTGGAGCTGTATAACACTACGTCCTCCTACTAAAAAACGGACATCTCGATCTAACGGACGTTACTGCTTCGGCGGTAACGTCCTTTTCGTCGAAAAGATTAGAAAATTAAACGTTTAATTAAAAACACATGGACAAGACATTACTAGATCAGTTGTTCTCTATCCCGGCTGCGCCCAACGCGTGGTTCGATTTCAAGGAAGGAATCAGTTTTAAACTCAATTTCGTGCCGAAGGCTAAGTTCAGAGAGATCAGCGACGAATCTCTCGAATGGGCATATGACGAACGCACCAAGACCCGTCAGCAAAAGCTCAATTCCAAACTCTTCCAAGACAAGTTCCTCAAGGTAGCAGTCAGTGGTTGGAGGAATCTGACGTATGTTTCCCTCTCTAAAATCGCGGAGATCAACTTGGATACCGTTGTAGCTTCCGGTGCGGACATCAACGAGGAGATTCCGTACAGTCACTCCATGATGATTAGAATCGAACAGCTTGCTTACGATTTAGATCAGTTCATTTCCCAGCAGGTTTGCGACATCCGTGCATTTCGGCCCAACTTGGATAACGAGCTAAAAAACTCGAAGTCTACGCCGAGTACCACCTCGACAGGGTAAATCTTCCTTGTAGGGAATGCTCCGAACTCTTCATTAAGCGGTTCAAGAAAGTCCCAGACTGTGCTTCCTGTAAGAAGCCGTTCATGGACTCCGCTAATGAAGTTGCTTGGGAGGTCTGGGAAGCGTCCGCAAGCCAAATACGAACAGCAGGAATGGGGACGTATCTCGGTGTAGACTTTAATGTTCTTCCGTTCGTACTGAGTACCCTTTCGGTCCCAAAGAGTGAGTGGGAAATTACACTGCATAAACTGCTAGTAGTTCAAAAGGTGGCAATTAAACTTCAGCAAAAGACTGAAGAGAGAAACAGGGCTGCTAAAAAGTAAACAGGACTCTCTATGAGAAATATCGGCGTAAAGATGGTGGTGGACGATTCGCAGAGAGTAAAATTTGCTGCATTCGCCTCTGCTGCAGAACGTGCAGCGTCAGACATCAACAACCGGGTCACTCTTCCTCTTTACCGGGCAGAGCTGGCACTCAACCGCATCGGAACTGTCGGTACACAGATCGCCGCGACAGGATTCGGAGTGCTCACCGCTTCTGTGGGGGCACTCTCTTATGCTTTAGTAGGGCTAGGTAAAGAGTTTATCAGCGTAAACGAACGCTTCTCCAATCTGCAGATTACACTGTCTTCTGCACTCCGATCTTTCTCGGCGGGCAGAGACATCATACGTGAGTTGTCCGCGTACACCTCGACCAGCTCTTTGCCTTTTCAGGCTCTAGCGGAAACCGTGCAGAGTTTGTCTTTGATTCCGCAGACGACCAATCGTCTCCTGAGTCAAGTTCGTACAGGTACTCTTTCTAATAGGAACGGGTTTTTCCGTCAATCGCTCGATACTGTCGAAGCGATGAACGTTTTTCGCCCCGACCAAGGCGCTAGCAGTGCCGTGTTCGCCTTGCGCGAAGCCTTGGGAGGGCAACTGCGTTCGCTCGTTCGTCGTTTCGACATCCCGACCACGCTCCTTCAGAGGTCTTCAGGCTTATCGACAAAGGAGCTTCAGCGCGACCCGAACAAGATGTTCGACGCTATCTATAAGTTGTTCACCGACATCGTTACTCCCGAGGCACGTTATCAATTTGCTCGGCAGCCACGAAACCTTCTCCAGAACACGCGAGAGCAGTTAGTAGATATTCCCCTGCTCCGTATCGGGCAAGCTGGAGTCAGGTCGGGAGCGACGGCTACCGAGGATCGTTTCGGAAAAGTATCGCCCTACGAGCGCCTACTAACTTCGGCTCAGAAGAACTTCGATCAGCTAACCAGACTGTTTAGTAACGAGGAGGAGTTCGATTCGAGATTTGGGTCGAAGGTTCGTGGGATCATCATCAATTTCTTTGACCGCTTTCAGGATAGCGTGTCGAGTTCTCTCGACAAACTACTAGACTCTCTCGGCGTAGAACGGGCGGACAGTTTAGTCGAGCGCGTAGTAAACGGCATAATCAGGGGCCTTGACAAGGCCCTTAGCTTTGTCGCGACTATGGCTGAAAAACTTTCCGATGTAGGACCGTCAGTTGTCGAATTATTCAACGGCATGATAGCGGTTGCATCGAAAGTTTTCGATGCAATCGTTTATTTGAAAGATAAATTCGGCGCAACTGCAGCCGCAGGGATCGCAATTGCATCTCCGCTGCTGCTCAGTAATATCGGTTCTGTCATCTCGCTCCTCGCCGTCACCCTTCCTAACGCCATTTTGGGCCTCGGAAACAGCCTTTCTAAGCTGTAC